TCATCTACCCTATGTGAGCAGGGGCGTATTCACTTCTATAGAAATCCTGCTACCTATAACGCGGAACACGGAACCGATCCGCTGGATATGCTTGAGGATGAATTATGTAACTGGCAGCCGGGCGACGATAGCCCCGATCGCATGGACGCATTCGTTCACGCAATCAATTATCTAAAACCCGATTTAAAAGACTTAGCGCAGGAAGATAAAGCAAAAAGAGCATTGTTTAATGTTCTGGGAGGTATATAGCAATGAACGACGATATAGGTGGATTGATTTTTTCAATACTATGTGCGGCGGTATCGGTAGCTGCAGCAGTATTGAATCACCGGAATGCAAAAGAGGTAAGAAAAAAGAGAAAAGAGGTTGAAAAGATGATGCAGTGGCATGGATTTGAACAATTGCAGGAAGATGAGGCGAGTGATCAATGAAACTTTCAGACTTTTTTATGCGGAACCGGAGCATCTCCGGTTTATTCTTAGATAGCGGCATTACAAAACGGGATGCAGCTGAAGCATTTAGCAGCGTAAAAACGGACTATGTGCTATCCCGCTCTCTGTATTCGTCGGCACCGTCGAACAATAGTGGCTATCTTGACTATGCGCTTGGAAATTACTGTACCAAGCTCTATATCGATACCTTTTGCTGGTTTATCGGCTTACCTGATATTCAAGCGGAAAGCGATACGTTTTCAAAAGCGATACAAGCGTTTTTGACGAGAAATAAGACGCTGCTATTCAATATTTACAAGCAAACAATGGTAGACGGTAAGCATTATGTCTGGATAAGATTAGAGCAGACTACAACGGGAAGAAGTGAAATCCGCATAAAGCAAATCCCCCTTGAGCTTGTTATTGAAGAAGATTGTATCAAAGACCTTACAGGCGGCTATACGCGCTTCGTAACTGAAACAGTAGAAAAATGGAAAGAGAGAGGCGTAGACCGTAAAGCGGTTATCCGCATCACCCTTGAGGCAGGCAAGGAGACAATCGACATTGACGGCGACCTGCCTGCAGGGTATCAGCAGAAGCAAATAGTCAACCGTACCGCCTTCCCGTTTGTGCCGGTATTTTGCCTTTATAACAACAAGCAAACATTCTTAAAAGACGGAATCCCCGAAATTGCTCCGGCGGTTCCATTTATCCGCCGGTATGATGCGACCTTGCGGAAACTCGGACGGCATATCGACAATATCCTTGAGCCGCGCTTATTGGTAAAGGTGAAAAACGTTGCGCAATTTCTTAAATACTCATTCGGTCTTACGGATGAGAAAATCGGACATATCGCAGAAGGAAAAGAAGCGGTTGATATGACGCAATTTAAGGCGGCTATTATGGACGGTGAAGATGCGGCAAGCGATATACGGTATGTCGGGCAAGCCAATAATGTAGAAAGCGCTGTTTCGCTTCTTAAACTCTTACACTGGATTATCGTTGAGCTTACGATGCCTGAATACTTGTATGGAACGGCGATGCAGTCAACCAACGCGAGCGTTGCCGAGCAGTCTCCCGTATGGGCAAAGAAAGTAGAAGGGCGGCAAGGAGAATATAACGAGTTTTATTATTGGCTTACCGATGTGTTCAAAGCAGCCCGCATTGCGCTTGCCGGACGTGATGAATTTGCTGGGGACGGAGGAGCCGATGAGGTAATAGTCCGCTGGCAGGAATTGACGGTAAAAGATGATGTTGCAATGATGAATGCTCTCGCTACCTTTGTCAGCGCAATGGATAAAGCCATGACGATGGGGTTAGTCTCCCCAAAAAGCGCCTTTAATACCCTTAAAACCTTTATGGCAATCCCCGCCGACTATGAAACGGAAAAGGAAGCCGCCGCAAAGTGGATAAAACTCAAAATCAACCTTGAAGCCTTGCAAGACCGGATTAGAAGCGGGGACATTGATGCAGGGGACGCAATAGAACAAGTATTTAAGGATGTGTGATATGATTATTGATGTTGAATATGACGGAAAAGATATTCCGGTTTCCGTAGAAAAAGAATCAGCACTGAACATATTAAAACATATACATCATTGTCAAGGTGAGCTCTATAGTATTAATAAGGAGCGAGAAATTATGAATCGGCTTATAAAAGAGTATAACAACATTCATAGTTTAGGAGGCGTTTTTTCACAGAGGCTTGATACATTGCATGAGAAAAAAGAGAAATTTTTACTCTCTCTTTATTGGCTTTTATATGCCCTCGGTGTTGCTCAAGATCTCAATTTAAAAGAACTATATGAAAAATATCCTGATAAACTTCTTACTATGCTTGATACAAACCTACTAGTAGATGTGATGGGTGAGCAGACAGTAGCCTATTTTGTAGATAGACTGGTTACCGCTTTTTTAAAAGAGTTGCGGAAACAAAATACAGATAGCAAAACGGATGCCTCTTTATGACCTTTGATTTATCGGGCCTGCCGGAAGAGTTACAAGGCTTTATCCGCACTGCATTACAAGGCAGGCGTAAGGCATTACTGACCGCCGAAACAGAGATAAAAGCCGCATTGCAAGACAGTATCAATCGTATACGGGAGCGGATCGGTAAGAGGGGCATTTTTACCGGCATTACGCAAGAACTGGCAGGGCAAATAGCAGAGGAAAAAGTCTTTTTTGCTTCCGAGCTTGAGCGTATTACGCAGGAAGGATTAACCCGCGCAGCGTATGCGGGGCTTTTTGTCGGGGAGCAGACAAAGCAGTACTACAAAGCAAAAGGCTTACTCAAATTCCGGCTGATTGAAAAAGACGCGCTCCGTGAAGCGGAAATAATCGCAGAAAGCACACTACGCAAGCAGCGGATATTCAAGCATACAGAATTTGTCCTTTCCGATCGGATATGGGATATATCTGATAATAACTATGACAAGATACAAGAAATCATTTCAAGCGGTATCAACACCGACTGTGTTGAAGTTGCAAAGGCATTACAGCAGTATGTCAAAGAAGGTGCCAAGACATTTGCAGAAAACTATCCAAATATGTACGAACGCATGGGCAGGCGGGTTCCGAAGAACTTAAACTATGAAGCATTACGGCTTGCCCGCAACGAATTATCCGAGGTGTATTGGCTGGCAACGATTGAAGGCTTTAAAGAAAATCCTGCTGTGAGGGCGGTAAAATGGCTTTTATCGAACAACCGGCTGCCGGGCTATCACGATATTTGCGATACGATGGCGTATGCCAATGCTTACGGAATGGGCGCAGGGATATATCCTGTCGATGAAGCCCCTGAAAAGCCGCATATCTGCTGTCTTTGCGCCTTAGCGCCAGTTATCGCAAAAGATATAGAGCGCGGAGACGTTGCCAATAAGCCCCCTGAAAATTGGGAAGTAATCAAAACACGGCTGGAAAACACTTCCGCGTTTACTAATCTGGAAGAATTAACCGAAGCGCAGAAAGAGAAACTGAAAGCGCAGCGGCACGCGGCATATATCGTAAGGCTTGAAAAGAAACTTGAAACGCTCCATAATGAACCTGCCAAATACCGAAAAGCATACGCTACTTGCTATGGTACTACCGTCAATAAGCATAAACAAAACCGGCATATTTTCGATTCTAAAACACTTAAAAAAGACGGCAGCTACTTCAAAAACGACCTTAAAACCTTGCAAACGATTATCGATGAAAAGGCGGGGAAAGGCGAAATACGACTTACAAAAAGAAACCTTACAGAAATTATACAAGATGATAGGCTCAAAGGATTCGATGTTAATCAAGACAGCGGCGAAGTAAAAGAAACAAATAAAGCTAAAATCCATTATAGTAAAACAGGCGTTCACTTAGTGCCGTTTAGTCTAGTACCGGAGGATGAAAAATGATATTTTACCCAAAAACGGAAACGGAACTCTATAATATATGCAAAAAAGCGCATACTATTAAAGTTGTTCTCCATGATAAGACTGTTATAGAAGGAACCGTATACGGTTTTACATGGGCGGTCAATAACGAACCAGAAATAGCAGATATTGATATAAAGCTTGCAAATGGGCAATTAGCCGGAGCCTTTTTAGACGAAATAGAGAGCATCGAGGTCTTAGAAGGGTAAGAGGGAGGTGTAGGATGTCAGATAAGCTCTTAACAAAGAATTTCAATTTTATCGGTTTTGGCGTATTAAATGTTACGATGGTCGACAGCGGTGCGGAGCTGGCATTACAGCTGAAAAATCATATATAGACCTTTTGCTATTCTTCTATCTGCTTCGCAATTTTATCAAAATCGATGCCTATATCTTTAACGACTCGAATAACATCCCTAAGAATATCGACAGTTAGCGGCCATCAGCTTCAATATTGATAATACCAAGCGCTTCTATTTCCTTTTGTAGCGCTGCCCTATCAGTCTTATTCATGTATTACAATCCTTACCCATCCCGCAAAGAACCTTCCAGAAAGACAGCACAGTCAAACTCGTAATCATCTTTTTCAGAGGAAATGCCGACATCTCCGAGTATTTCTTGTACGCGCATACAGCGCCGGAGTGCGTTACAACGTTCACGGTAGTCGTATATTCCTTCCTCGTCAAAAACTGCATCAATATCGTGCTGGGAAGTACAGATATTGAGTTTTTTAAGAATCCGGTTATCAGCTTCACTTAACGGCTTTTTTATCAGCCCTAACTTTTCATAGAAGGGAGTAAGCCGCCAATAGCCATTGATAAAATGGCAGAGCGTAAATTCATACAATTGCTCATCTGTCGGAGGCGTTGAGGGGCTAAAAAAATAAGACGGCGCATACATCGCATAGGTCAAGTACCGCTGCTTTTCTTGTATATCAGTAATGCCGAAGTGAACAAACACAACGGCTATTTGTTCTGTGCTTTTGCATTCCCGTAATGCCCCGATGATGCGCTTATCAAAAGTCATTTATGTTATTCCTTAATAATATTTGGGAAAGATATGCCCTTACATCCAAAATAAGGAACTTTGATTTTTAAGGGTAAGGGCGTATCGTTTGTACGTTGTAGTTCAAAGTTCTTATTGCATTATAAAACCGTACGGCAACTGTAAAGTAATACTTGACAGTTGCGCTTTCATATTCAGACTCTAGGGAGGGCGAAAAAGGCTGAACTTAAGCTTTACTGCGTATTTCATGCCTGTTATTACTCCGATGATTAGCAGAACTGCAGAAAGAATGATAATAGTAATCGTCCTGCGATGGAGTTTATCTTTTTGTTTATCAATGATCGCTTGCTGATCCGCTATTTGCCTTGCCGCCTCTTTTTCGTATGCGTTGTAGGATTGCCGTAAGCGCTTCAAGGTCTGCCTCTCCGTCTGTAATTGACTGTTTAAGCTGTTCGCTGTGCTCTCGGCTTGCTGCAATTTCTCGGTTAAGCTGTTCGCTTTCAGTTCTTGCGCCTTCAATCGCTCCGTTAAGGCGTTCGCTTGCAATAGCAGATTCTGCCTGCTTATCTGCAAGTTCTCCGAGATTTTCTCTAACTGTATAAGCTCCGCTTCCGTTATTACGTATTCCTGCCCTTGTGCAACAGCCGGAAAGAGAAAGAAGCAAAAGACTAATAATAAAAACAATACCGATTTTCTCATTCATTTACCGCTCCTTCTCTTTTCCTCAAGAACCCCAAAACCCGCGCATAGCTCCATGAACCGATATGCGCGCCATCCTGTTTAAAGCCATCTTGTTCAAAGACAGTTATTTTTTCCGTACTTGCATCAAGCACAATCGCAACGTGTCCGTAAGAGTTTGTCTTTGTTGCGCCGAATATAACCACATCGCCCGCTTCCGGCTTTCCGCCTGTGTATACGAGCTTATTAAAATACTTTTGCTCAAGCGGCATCGCGTCATACTTTGTATAAAGCTCTGCTGCTCCAACAACGCCGCCGGTATGCGGGATTGCTAATACATCCTTGCAGTACTGCCGGAATACATCAACACACTGCGCTCCGTAACGCCCGTCATAGTCAATCTTCTTGCCGTTGTATTTGTCTACAAATTCGGTTAATGTCATACATACATCTCCTGTTCTATACCTAATGATTTTAGGTACCCGATATTCTTTTTGATGGGATCATCAATACAGATTTCTTTATACTCCGGTAAGAGAAATGCCGATTGTTCAGCCTTATACATTGCAATTTTTTCTTTTATCCGTCGTCCGATAATCCGTATCATTTCATCCGCCCACTCATTGACGATGCGTTCTATCTGCGGGGCGATTTCTTTCCATGAAGGATACTTTTCAACGCCGCACGGAACAGCGTAAATCTTATTTAAAAAATGCTTGTAGTCAGTTTCGATACGATAGAGAATGTCGGCGATATAGCCTTTCCGTTCTGTTGCCGTAAGGCGCTCCCGCATACAGTTATAATCGACTTTTTCTTGCAATACGTCTTTTATCAATTCAACAACAGAAAGCATCGGCATCTCGCATTTTACGAAGGGTAGAAAGATTTCTTTGATTGTGCCGTTAATCCGGCGTATTACCCGCCGCTCGTCTGCCTTTGTTTTTTCGTCTATTTCTCCAGATTGACGGAATAACTTCTTGCGGTATTCTTCATCATGGAGCCGGTCTTTTTCTTTTTTCTCTATATCCGCTTTGAATACCTCTAGCCTACCGTCTACATTTTTTTCAAGATCACCGACGATAAGACTCTTATCATCGACGTCAAGCTTCACGCCCTTTTTTATTGCTTTATGCAACAAAATAAAAATAAGCACTGCGATAAATGCTATGACAATCCATCCTGCCAGCGGAATGTTTCCTGCCTGTTCCATAAATTTCAAAAAGCCCCTTTCTTACTTACAAAGTGTTATCAGCATAGAAGAAACGCAGTACGTAACGCAAATCAGCAGGGATAAAAATAAATTTTTTAAATCTTTTCTTTTTTTTATATTCAAAATTTGTGTTACGCACCCCCAATTATTTACAATACAGACCGTACCACAAAAAGAGGTGATGACATGAGCAAGTCTGGAAAAAACACATATACGCAAAAACCGCTTTTTACCGATCCTGCACAAACTCCGTTTGTATCGATTGAAGCTGTGGGTGAAATGCTTTCTGAAGTGGAAGCAAAGACGATGACTAATCGCATTCCACTTAATCCGCTTGCGACACCTGAAATGATTGCAGCGCTTAAAGGGGATGCCGATCCGCTTGATTGTATTTTTGCCGTTGAGTATCGAAAAAGCAAAAGCGGCGTTGAGTATCTGGATGCTGCGTATGAACACATTGTTGAAACGATTTTGACCAGTACGGTTTTTATTCCTTCCTGCTATGGGCATCAGTCGCAAGAAGCATTCTTTTATGAAGGACGTGATATATACGGAACGGTTATCGGCGCATTACTCGATAAAGAAGCGGAGAAAGCCTATTACCGCATTATTCCTGACAAGGGAGAACACGCGGAGAAAATTCGCAGGTGGCTCAAGAACAAACAAATCAATGCGGTCTCTATCTGGGGAATACCGACGTATGCGGATGAAAGGAAAAAGACGGTTATTGATTATGCGCTCCGCTCGGTAGACTTTGTGCCGCCCTTGTCTGAAGGGCAGCATAATGAAAGCGCAATCGGGCAGATGGCAGGTATGAGCTTTAATGAGCAGGAAAGAAAAATCCGTGATGCCTTGCGAGAGCGGTACAAAGACTATGTTTTTACGGAAGATTTTTATGATGATTATGTCATCGGTGAATATAAAAATCGGTTGTATAAAATTCCGTATAGCATACAAAACGATACGGTTATATTCGGGGCGGCTCAAAAGGTGCGTCGCGTTGTTGAATATAAACACGAGGAGGTAGAAATGGAACTGACAAGTATAGCAAATGATGAGCTTACGGCAGAAATCGCACGGAGAACAAAAACGGGGCTTTTGTCTGCTCAAGCCGTTGCAGGGGAAATGGGGGTAAAACTGGAAGATGCTCAAAAGATGAAAGACTTGGAAGCGGCTTCAAGTGAACTTGCCGAACTCAAAAAAGCTGCCGGAGAAATGGCGGTTACCGATGCGATTGCCTTTGCGAAAAAAGCGAAGGAAGAAGAAAAAGCGGAGGCAGCAAAAAAAGCATTTGGCGAAATGGTCGAGGCGGTCAAGGCAGAAAAAGGCTTAACCAAAGACGGCAAGCCTACCGGTGAAATGGCTGCGATGGTCGATAAGTTCTGCCGGTTTGAAACCGGTATGAGTAAAGAGCAGGTTGCAGGCGAGATGGATCGTGTGATCAACGACGCGGACATTCAAAAGATGGTGCAGGTAAAAAACGCAACCGCGCCGCTTGGTCAGATGGCAGGCGCGGGCGGAAACGGTTCTACTTCAAACGATGAAGTTATCACCTTTTAGGATAGGGAGGGGAAAAGATGGTAGGTGAACACAGACTTAATTCGGTTATTAAAACCGTAAAGATTTCCGACATAACCGTTCCGGCAGGGCAAAGTCTTGACGGACACGGCATCGTGTTTGTAGGCGACAGGGTTGGCGTTGTATATGACAAAATCAACGGTACGCAAGTATCGGTTAATTTTGACACGCAACGTGAATTTATTACCGATTTGTTTGACAGTTCTGCGCTGCCTAAAATTGGTGGTAAGATTTATATCGGGGCGTCGGACGGCAAACTCACCAAAACTGAAAGCGGTAATAAGTTGGTCGGATATTATTGGGGTGAGCTTGGTTCTCATATCGCTTTCAGCCTTGCGATGTAATTTTTTTAGGAGGGTTTAAAAAGATATGGACTTTATAACACAAGACGTAATTCGCAAGAATAACCTTGCAGCAAAACGCCAACTCAAAAAGGGCTATTTGTTACCGAATGCCCCTATGGGAGAAATGACTTTTATGCAAACCGGCGAGGGCGGGAAAAAGTTATTTACGCAGGAAATGCTTGAAAAGATTTCAAAATTACCGGCGGGCGAAATGATGAGCCTTGCCGATGTAAGAGCGTTTGTGCAGCAGGCAACATTGGACATTACGGTAGCGCAAGCAGATTATCCGACCGTGTATCAGGATATTTATACCGAAATCGTAAACGCTTCATTTCCTGAAACCATCAAGGTACGGGATTTAATTGGATTGCAAGCCGCGTTCGGCGTTGTACACGACGGCGAAAGCATCAAAATGGCGTCTTTCAAAGTCGGAAAATTTGAAAGTGTGGATATGCAGACTTTCGCTGCCGGTTATTCCATTTCAAAAGACTGGGTTGATTACAATCAGTTTTGGAAGGTAGACCAAGCAAATGAGGCGTTAGGAATTGCAGCTAATGCGCTTCTTGACCATATCCATTTACTACCAATTTTATCGGCAAGTTACACGGGAAAAGCGGTAACGAATAAAGTTACCACAGGCTCTACTGCGCTTGAGAATGTCTGGCTGACGCTGCGGGCAGGTATTCAAGATGCGCTTGATAGGAAAGGGTTACATGGGCATAAACTACGCCCCAGTATTGCATTATGTAATTCATCCACTGCGATGGACGTAGAAGCTGCGGTAAAAGGCTTACTGCAAAAAGGCTCTCAGCTTGAAGAGTTGGGCGTTATTCAAAAGGTTATCGCGTATGACGGCTGGGACGGTGAGGTAAACGGTATAGTACATAACTTTCCCGCACCGAAAAAAAATGAAGTGTATTTAATTCAGCCGAAACGGTCATTTAAGTCGCTGGTAAAAACTGATATTACACAGCTTTCACAACGCGGGAACATTCTAACGCTTTCGGAACTTGACGTTGCTCAATTCTTCCGCCGCGCGGTTGTTGCCGACGTAACGAACTCGGTACACAAGGTAATGCTCGCATAGCATCAAGCGATGAGGGGTGAGGCTAACATAGCACACCCCTATTCTGCAAGGAGAATGAGATAATGGATAAAATAACACTGACACTGTATAAAACGGCGAACGGGTTCTATGTAGAACACGAAGCGGATAATGTGAAAAACAGTTATGCCGTTGAAAGTGAAGCATGGGATGATCTCAATCCTGCGCTTGCGGGAACTTTTGAAACGCCGTTTAAAGCGCCGGAAGAAAACGAAAGCGTCGCCGAATTAGAAGCAAAGATCAAAACGCTTGAAGCGGCGGAAAAAGAGTTACACGACTTGAAAGAAGCGGCAGGCGATATTGATATTTTGCAGGCGATTGAAAGCGCAAAGAAAGCGCAGGTACAAACAAATCCGCAAACATAGAAGGGGGATAGCAGCGCATGATCATCACCGAAGAGCTGATACAAAGAATCCGCACCTTGCTTAACGAAGCAATACCGGACGGAGGCAGCGAAGAAGACACGCATTTTTCTACGCTTGATTTAACGATCACATTGCAGATGTCGGAAAGTGAAAATCATGCGCTCTATCTTTTATGGACGCAAAAGGCAGGGATTATTCAGCGGGATGCAGGGGATATAAAAAGCATTAGCGCAGGAGGGGAGTCAATAGAAAAATACACCGCCGCCGATTATGTGGGGCTCTGCCTTAAAACTGCGCAAGGGTATAAAGAGGCATGGGAGGCGGAGCGGAAAAACGCCGGTGCTTCATTTTTAATCTGCTGCAAAAAAGATGATGATGAGGCGGCGCTATGGTAAATGCAGTCAACCAATTACGGAAAGACACGGAAAGTATTATCGATGTGAACCCGTCTCTTCTTTTCTTTATCCGCCGCGAAAGAGAGAAAAATGCATACGGCAACGTAAGGGAAGTAGAAAAGCGAACGGAAATACAACGGGTTCGGATTGCAGAAATTTCACACAGCGAAACCGACCGGCTTTTGCAAGAAGGATTGTTGAAAACGCATATCGTCAATATCACCGCGCCTCACGATGCGGATATTCAAGCAGGCGACTTATTCGATTTTCAAGGCAGCCGGTATGAAGTCGTTTTTATCCGAAAGATCACTATCGGCGGGTATGCACCGGAGAATGCCTACAAGATGTCAGGTAGAGCAAAAGAGATACAGGAGGCAGCCGAATGAGAGGGATGGAAGCGGTTTTTGAAAATTTAAAAAGCATCACCAAAGAAATGCTGAAGGATTGCGAGATGGTTGCCTGCGAAACCGCTGCCAGTATGGAGCGGTATGCGAAAGAAAACCGCGTATGGACTGATCGAACGGGAGATGCTCGCAAGGGCTTACGCGGCGTTGCATCTCGCTCTTCACAGGCAATATCGGCAGGGATTTATCAGGATATGTACGGTAACACTGGTAAAGAATACGGCTATTGGCTTGAAAACGGAGAGCGGATATTAGCAGGTGGTGTAACGTTCGGCGAAAAGTACGGCATATTACGTCCAACGCGGAACGCTCATGCCGGTATGTTTTTCGATGGTATCGAAAAAGCATGTGGACAAGCGCTCAAACGGCAATAAGGAAAGGAAACGATGCGAAGCGCCTTGTATGCGGAACTGGTAAAACTTTATCCGGTATATTACATCGGTAGTGTAGAAAAGACGGCAAAAAAGCCGTTTCTTATTCTGCAATTTGAACACGGCATTAAAACGCGGCTGGGAAGCTGGAATATGGTTACTGTGAGCGTCTATGCACCGGCAGGAGATTTTGAACTGCTTGATAGTGCATGTGAAAAAATCATTACCGCATTGAACGGTAAACATCTAAAACGGATCAGTGAAGATAGTTTCTTTTTAGTGCAATACGTCGATTGCTCAAGTGATTTGATAGAGGATTCACTTGGCGCAATTTCAAAACAGCTCAATTTTAAAATCCCCGTTTTCGGCGGAGATTTTATGTAGATAAAATGGAGGTTAAAAGACTTATGGAAAAGAAAAACGAATACGGGTATTCAATCGGGGAAATGCAGGCGGCTCATCTGAATGCTGACAAAAGCTGGCCGTCTCCTAACGATTGGGACGATACCAATCCGCAAACCGGTGAAGTGAGAAAGCACAGGGGAGGACTTGTCGGTAAAATAGGGCCGTTCAACATTGACGGCTGGACGGGGGACGATTTAAAGCTGACGGTTCTGTACGGCACCAAAACGGAAACCTTTACCTTTGCCTCGACTGCTGCGGATAAAAAAGTTGTTTCCGTTGCAGACATGGCAAAAGACTTCAACACCGCCTTTACTGCGCTCAAGCCGAAAGGAATAAAACTCAAGGCAGCTAAGACGGTTGTCGGTACCGATTACGATGCGGAGTATCTTAAAATCACGACAGAGAATGCGGGCGACTTACCGTTTTTTGCCCCGATTGGGTTTCAAGGAAAGCTCGCCGAATTACTCGGTATTGTCGGCTATGTTTCAACCAAAGAAGCGAAGAGCTTCAAAGACGATTTCGAGAAAGAAAGCGGTAAAACGGTTGACGCAACAAGCGGACACGGAATCCGCTGTACAGTAAAAGAAGCGGATAAAATAAAGGGTGTCAATATTACCGCTTCTTTTGCAAGCCTGCCGAATAAGTTCTTTGCCCTTGTTACCGGCAACACGTACAACGAGGAAACGGGAGAGCTGTATATTGACAATCCCGGAAACCCGCCGCTTGTTACCTTCCGCTACTTCGTGGAGCAGTACGAAAAGGGGCAAAACACAAAAGGCAGTTACGCCCGCGTTAAGGCGGTTATCTTCCCTTCGTGCCAAACAACGCCGACAGGAAGCGAAGCAAGTGAAGATGCTTTTGGCGCTGTCGAACTGCAAGGCTCCGGCGGGGAAAACAAGCGCAGTAATTTACCCTTGAAATTCATCAAAGAAATTTCGCTTGCCGACTACACGCAGTACGTACAGGGTTAAAGAGATTTTCTGCCCGTCTAAAAAATACCGGCGGGCGGAGCTTCATCGTCAATTAAGAGGAGATATCTATGTTTGAAAAACTACAATCTTTTTTCAAAGGGAAAAGCAGACGACAGGCAATCAAGGCGGAGATTGCAAAAATTGAAAACGAATCTCCAAAAAACGAAGCGGAACGGCTTGCAATGGCTACTTGCGAATGGGTAGAGCTTTTATGGAACGGGACGAAACAAAAGTTTTTTATTCACAAAACGGATTTTCAAGAACTTTTAACCTGCGGGAGCTTTCCCAATATTTTATACAAGTTTGTCAAAAGCATTACCGAAGCGGTCGGAGCAAAAGAAGCGGTATCGGAAATTGACCTTAAAAAGATGAAAGAGGAAGAAGATGAATTCCTCGTTGAGCTTGCAAAAAAAAGTATGGTTACTCCAACCTATCAGGAGTGTTACGACGCTATTTTGAAAATACGCGGTATCAGTGAGAGTGCACTTAACGACGTTATCCCTAAAGATTTCTTAAACGATCTTTTTCTTTTCTACCTTACCGATTGGGAGCAAGCCGTAAAAAAAAATTTGGACGCGTTCAATTTGCCCGCTTCGGCAGGCTCGCAAAATACTACAGATGCAAACCAAGCAGCTACATCAGAGGCTTAAACGATTTTGAAGCCTTTTTGTTCGATGAGGCGTGTCTCGTTGCTGTTGAAGTGGAAAATCAGCAGCGGGAAGAAAAAGAGAAAGCGCAGAAAGCGAAAGAAAAAAGAGAGAAACAATTTCAAAAAGATATGGCAGAGACCTTTGCAGGGGATGATACATAAAACGGGTTAGATAGATGGGACAGAGTTTAGGCGAACTATATGCAGAATTAGCATTAAAAACAGACAAACTTCAAAAAGGGATTAGAGAATCCAATCGCTCTCTTGCAAAACTTGAGCAGGATATTGATAACGCAGTTGATAGCATCAATGCCAAGTTAGCGGGAATCGGAAAAGCTCTATCCCTCGGGGTAACGGCTCCATTAACCCTTTTAGGAAAAGCGGCGCTCGACACGTTTACCAATTTTGAGCAGTCCATGCAGAACACGTTTTCCGTTATGTCGGCAAGTAGCGCGGAAATGGAAGCGTTGCGGAAAAAAGCGGAAGATATGGGAGCGAGTACCCGCTTTAGCGCAAGTCAAGCAGCAGATGCACTGTATAGCTTAGGTTCTTCCGGCCAAAGTGCAACGCAAGCTATGAACAGCCTCGACGGTGTGTTGCAGCTTGCAGGAGCGACGGGAAGCGATTTAGCCTTTACCTCAAGTACAATCGCATCTACTCTTTCACAGTTTAATCTACAAGCAGACAAAGCAAGTCATATCGCCGATGTGTTTTCGACTGCCATCGGCAAAAGCCAAGCGAATATGACAAAGCTCTCGTACTCAATGAAGTACGTCGGTCCCGTCGCTGCCGGTTTAGGGGTGAGCCTTGAAGCGTCAACTGCTGCCCTTATGCGGCTTTACAATACCGGATTCGGTGGGGAGCAGGCAGGAACCATCTTGCGATCCGGTTTACAAAAGCTCGCAAGCGGTACGGATGATGTCAAAAAGAAACTTCAAGAATTAGGAGTAAGCTACGATGAAGTAAATCCAAAAACAAATAACCTTGCCGACATAATCGAGCGGCTGAAAAATGCGAACATTGATGTTGCAAAGTCAAGTGAGTTATTCGGGGAAGCTGCAGCCGCCGGTATGCAAGCGCTGATTGAAGGCGGTGGAGATGCCCTCCGCACGATGGACGGCTTACTGCAAGCATCCGACGGGGCGGCAAAAAAAATGCAGGATATTCAAAATGCGTCTTTCGCAAATACCAAGGCGGAACTTGCGAGCGCCTTTGAAGCCGTTCAAATTACCCTTACCTCAAATATTATCCCCGCCGTCGATACGTTTGCAAAAGGCATTACTAAGGTTTTACAGGTTGTCAATGGTCTACCGGTTTGCGTACAAACCACCGGTACGGCTTTTGCAGCCCTCGCAGCTGCTGCAGGTCCGTTACTACTCGTTGCAGTCGGCATCAAAAAGATAAAGGCTGAGATGGTGCAGCTGAACCTTGTCATGTCGGCTAATCCTGTTTTAGCATGGGGAGCTGCCATTGCCGCCGCTGGCGCTATTGCTCTCGGTATTATTGCACAAGTAAAAAAAGCGCATGAAGATTATATCCACGGCGCAAAGCGAAGCGTAGAAGAAGTTAAGAAGCTGAAAGAAGATGCCTTAAAACAAGGAAATGAAGGACGTAAGATACAGTCTCTTTTTGACGAATATAACACCTTAAAAAATAAAACGCAAAGAACAGCGGACGAACAAGAGCGGTATAACAATCTTTTAAAGGAATTACAGACAATCGTTCCCGGCGCAACCGAAGCGTTAGATGCGCAAGGACAGAAGGTTATACAGAATGAACAGGCAATTACCGAAGCGATACGGAAGCGCATTGAAAGTGAAAAAATCCTTAATAATTTGGCTCTTATTAAGGCAAAAAGCAACGTAGCTCATGCACAATCGGTTCTTACATCGGAGGGGGCAAAACTGCCTCAACAACAAGCGGCATTAGAAAAAACAATCACCAAAATGGAGCAGGCGGCAAGCAGCTATTCAAAAGCACAATATCTTAAATCGGAATATGATCTTGCCCTGCTGGAAAACCGAAAAGAAGAAGCTGCCCGTATTTATAACACCTTAAAAAACTATGCCGATAAGGCACGGCTTGCAGGAGAAATCTCCTTAACACAATGGGATACTACCAGTATCGTACAAGCATTTGAAACGGTTAAAACAAAGGCGGAAAATACCGCAGAATCTGCCCGTGCCGCGTTTGAAAAAACGGCCGCGGCTATTCAAGAAAATGAGCAGGCACAGCGAGAACTCAATGAAGCGATTGAAAAACAGCACGCCTTAGAAACAGCAGAAAATAACCTTAATGCTACTCCTAAACAAAAGAAGCATGATGAAGAACTTTCCCGTCTTGCTAAAGAATGGGAAGCGGAAAAGAAAATCATCGATGAGAAAAATCGCTATGCGCAGAAGATGGGGGAAAGTTTTAGCGTCCCCGCAGAGCGAATAAAATTTTTACAAGCGAAATTAAAAGAACTTATTGCCATAAAACCTGAAGATATCGATAAGATTTTTACTCTCGACTCAAAAGGTTTACAAGAATATTTTGATGCGATAGCCAAAGAACAAGCGAAGCTGGAAAAAGGCAAGGGGCATAAAAACACCGGTGCTAGAGACAAAGATACTTCTTATCAAGTGCAGATAGAAGAGCTTGACAAGTTCTATCAAGATAAAATAGCAAAGGCAAAAGAATACGGGCAGTCAAGCCTTACGATTGAAGAAGAGTATCAGCAAAAGCGGCTCGCATTGATTGAGCGCTTCATTAAAGAAGAAGATAAAAAAAAGGGGGTAGGCAAAGGCATATCCGTTGAAACAAAGGTTGCCGCAAAAGACGAGAAGGGGTCAGGAGTAACGCTCGGCGATGAGCTTACGAAAACAAAGCTGATGAGCGATGCGTTCGGGCGATATCAGCTCAAGCAGAAAACATTACAAGAAGAACTTAAAAAAACACAGGAAGAAATCAAAAAAACAAAAGCACTGTTAGAAGGGGAAAAGGGTGCGGTATCATCGGAAGAGGCTGGACATGCTAAACAATATTTAAAAGAGTTGCAGGAAGACGCCAATAAATTAGAAATAGAATTAGGGCAATCAAAATATTCGCTCAGCCAAATCGATGAAAAACTGAAAAATCTTGACACGGTCGGTAAATCTGATTTCCAGCTCAGTCTTATTAACATTGAAGCGGAGCGCAAAAAAGCGCATGAAATACTGAAGCTTGCACGAGAGAATGGGAAGATACACAGCGATGAAGAATTAACTCGTTACAAGACACTTGCGGATAAACAAGCGACTATTGCAAAAACCTCTCTAGCACTTGGCCTTGTTAATGGTATGGTGGGGGTTGCAGATAGTATTACCCGTATCATTACGCAATCGATTGAAAAGGGCGTGGTAGATGGCATCACTATTATCCGTAGCATCAATGATACCGCCGGAGCAGTCGGCAGCAGTATTCCCAATCCTATAGTACAAGGTATTTTCAAAGCCGTACATACAACTATTGACTTCGCAACAACGATTGTCGAAGCATTTCAAAAGAAAGCGCAAAAAACGACACAACAAGCTCGAGAAGACGCAAAAAAATTTAATGATGAAATAAAAAGACAGCAGGAAGAAAACATCCGCAATGCCGTAACTCTCACCGGAGAAGTTGTAAAAAATATCGCAAAATTACAAGCAGGAAAAAAACTGGATATTAATACTATTTTTAACAGTCAGGCATTGGAGATAGAAAAAAAACGCATTGATAGCGTTTTAGATAGAATAAAAGATTTAAAAACAGAATCGGCATATACCTATCAACAAAAGCGAACACGAACGATTAAGCATAAGTTAGATCCTCTTGGATGGTTCAAAAAAGAAGAAACTTATTATACGACAGAAACAGCGCATCATACGGTCGCAGAAGTAATGAAAAAATACAACGATGCGATGCGGGCGGGCGATTATGAGATGGCAAAAAAGTGGAAAGATTTTGCACAGCGGGCAATCGAAAAAGGGTTAAGAGATGCAGGCATTGCAAGCAAAAATGTCGATCCTCTTTCAAACTATATCGGCAGCCTTGATTCAGCATTAGCAGGGTATGTAAAAACCCGCGATATGAAAGATTTCAAAAAGGCTTTACGAGAACAGCTATATGAAGCGCTTGTTAATAAGGCGGTAAAAAACACCATTTCGCAAAGAATAGCACAAGTCTTTGATAATGTTGAAAAAGGAAATATTACTTATGAAGAAGGTTTAAAACAAATAGAAGCGATCGGCAAAGAAGCCGGAAAAGTTTTTGATGAAATGAATGAACGCTTCGGTCTTTCTGCCGGAACGGCAAAAAAAGAATGGGAAGCGGTCGGCTCTGCAATTACATCCGCGCTTACTAATGCACTCGGAGAAGCTGCTTATAACGCCGATTGGGGCAGTTTTAAAAAAACCTTCGCTTCCGAAATGAAAAAGGCAATTATTCAATCTGCCATCGAAAGTGCCGGAATAAAAAAGAAAGTCGATGCGATTATTGCAGAGATTATGAAAGACGGAAAAATCACAGGAGATGAAGTAACCGGTACGATTGAGAAACTGAAAAACCTCTATGATAATTTAGAGGGGAATATGGCAGAGCTTTCAAAGATTACGCGGGCGTTGGAAGGTGGCGTAGAGGTAAAGTCGAAAAGTTCAGGCTCTATTATCCAGCAGCTTTCGGGGGCAGACAGGGATTATTTCAAAGACCTTTTTACGGAATTTTTCTCACGTTTTCAACAGCGTATTGAGTTGAAAGAAACAACGATACAGCATATCGCTGCAACGCAGCTTATTATCAATTCGCTTACATACAATTCTTATAACAGCACGATATACATCACTGCAGGTGAGCAAACGGATTTACGAGCTGTTTTAACGGAAATTGTACAACAGGCATTGGCAGGTTAGAAAAGCTATGAGAATATTTGACGGAGAAAAAGAATTAGATATACCGATATGGATAACTGTCTCAAGCAGCGCTTCAACAATCCAAACCCAAGCGGTGAAGCTCAACGACCGGCATGGGGAATATCTAACCGGAAAAGAACAGTATAGCAGTAAGACATTTCAATGTTCGGGAACTATTCCAACTGATTCTGCCTGTGCAGTAGAAAAAGAGCGCAGTAGGTTACTATCTTTATTAAGCGGTAAAGATTTAATCGTTTATCGCGATGATGATGACACTATCTTTTACCACTGCCGATTAACAGGGCAGATACAGATAACCTATTATAATGGAGAAAATCTTCATAAAGTCTTTACGATTAGTTTTACCCTTAAAGCCTTTGATCCGTTCGGCTATGGGCAGCGAAAAATCGAAACGATTGCAGGCGGAAGGCGAGATATATCCATTGTAACCGAAGGGAATGTATCCACCATACCGGAGATTGCGATAAGCGGCATCGAAAAGGTTTCAGGCCTTTTGGTACGATGCAATGAAACGGAACTGAAAATCTCTCGTGAAATAACAATACCACAGGGGAAAGCGCTTGTGTATAAAGACGGCACACTCTTTTTAGATGGGACCGACCACACACACCTTTTAACGCTTCCAAGCATTATTCATCCGCTTTCCTTTATACCCGGCACTAATATCGTTTCTCTCTATGTTCCGGCTGGAACCGTTTCCTTTACCTTTAGCGGGAGATATATATGATAATCTTTTACGATAAAGACGGTGTACGATTGGGAAAAACGTATGAATGCGGATGGAGCTTTTCACAGAAAAAGAACAAAGAGGGAACAGGAAAACTCGACCTTATCGATTATCCTCAAAACGCAAAATATGCGGAGCTTTATAGGGAGACGGAAAAAATGCAAACCGTCGTTCTTACCGAGCATTCGACCAATGACAGCAAAACAAGTACAAGCGTTAAAACCCTTGAAAGCCTTTTTAAAAATTACCGCATCCCTGAAAACTGGCACGGCTGGGATAAAAAACCTTTAAGCTTTGTATTAGCTGATGCAATATACGGATTCGATTATATCCAAAAATCAACCCTAGAGGATTTCACCGATTATATCGAAAAAGTCAATATCGGATTAAATAAAATAAAAGACGGCGATATTCACCTTGATTACCGGGAGGTCGGGGATAGTATTCATTATTACGAAAAAGGCTCTATTACCTTTGCTTTTGATTGCGGAGATGCAGTCGGACAGCGGTATGTCAGGTGGGTTGCGACAACCGGTGAAAAAGTTTCTATCAGCGTACAATCTGCGTCATCTTACACCCCTATCGTCAATATAGCCGATGTTGATTTTTCAGCTTCTCCCGTTCTCTCTCCCCGCCGTGATGTAGAACATGATAGTAGTCTGTTAGGTGTAAAAATTGCAAGTGATAAGCGTTATGTTGCAGTGCGCTTCATCTTGACCTATCACAATGCCGATTGGATACAGGATTTTGCAACGCACAAAGTGTATAATCATAATAACGTATTAGTTGACAGGACCGTACGCGGCTTTACACCGGTTATCCGTGCTTTTGAAATTATTACCAGAAAGAAAACAGAATTTTCGATTAAATCCGCCCCTGCTGATATGAGTGAATTAGTAGAGGGCATAGAGCTTTCAAATACTACACTCTGGGATGCTATTCAAAAAATACGAGAGAAATACCCTTTTGATACGACCTGTACGTTTGAAAAGGGACGTCTTTTTTTTAACTTCGAGCGTAGTCTAACGAAAAACAAAAAGGCACAAGCTGCCTATCTTTTACGCGCGAATGATACCGTTACACAACAGCTGAACAATACCATCATTAAAGAATTAAAGCAGACCGTTCAAAAAGTGAACGTAATGCATTGTTATGGAGAAGGAGAAAAACAACAGCGACTGTATCTCCGCATCCCTGAGACGGGAACGTATGATAACCTTGCAACCGTAGAAGATACCTTTACCGACAGTAAGATAAAAACACGGGAAGAATTGAAAAAAGTCGGTTTAAAAAAACTAAAAGAAAAACGGAAAGAAGATAATCCTGTTTTTGAAGTTGAAACGCTCTTACCCATTCGCTTGTTTGATGAGGTTTCTTTGGTTCACCCTGAAAGCAATGCAGTGTACGAGGTTACCGTACAAGAAGAACATATTTCATATAAAGAAAATAAACTCACACAAAAGTTTGGTATCGGCGGTTTTCTTTTTAATCCGCTTTCTGCCCTTCTCCCCCAAAAGTCGCATGATACAGAGCGTAAAATAATTAAATCGCCGGTAGGTGTTCATGCATCAGGAAAACAAAATGCTATCAGTATAACATGGGAAGCTGATGGAGATGATTTTGTAATACGGTGGAAGGAAAAGACACAGGATTTTTATAACTATCGACATACTAAACAAAAGCAAGAAGTCATTGAACGACTGAAAGCTGATACCGATTATCTTTTCAGTGTCGCTTCCGTTTCAGACGGGATTTTATCGGATTATACGGCGGAGGTTGTGTGTCGGCCGCTTTCTGCCGATATGTCATTTCCTTCCGACGAGAATGCATTGGTGCATACCTGTTTTGATGAAACTGCCCAAACGCAGCCGAGTGTTAATCCTTCCTATACTGCATGGCAGAGTAAAATTATTGAATACGATTGTACCGGCAAACAAGGAATCATAATGACATTTGCCGAAGCGCTGAACAATGTCATTATTTTATCCGGTGAATTACAAAACGATTTTACATTAAAACTTTTCTTTGATAAACAAAATGGCAATGGGACTAAACAGTATTTGATAGTTTATAAATTGACGGGATACTTTAATGTTATAATCGGAACCGAAGAGGCAGGAACGAATAAAATCTCGCAAAATATAACCGCCAAAACATTTGGACTCGGCTGTTATGCAGTCGTAGATTTTAGAGGGAATGTGTGGGCATTTGAAGGAAATATTAAACAATCCTTAATTGATGAAATTTTGCAACACGCAGAAAATAAACTCAATAACTCAATAGAACACACAGTAAATAATTTTCAAAATGCAGTAAACAGTTTTTTCTTTGAAGAAAAAAATAAAATAAATATTTTTATCCAAGAAAAAATGAATGAAATAAAAAACTATCACAAAGACCGCTTTATCAAACTAGCCGGATCAATCGGCGAAATCAGATACTTTACAAGAAAAAATTATACTTACGGCTATCTTTATGCAAACGGTTATTCTTTTATTCCAGAACTTTACCCGGAGTTTTATCAATTTTGGCTTGAGAATTTTGGAGACAAGAAAAAGAAAAACTATCTCGGTTATGATGCTTTCGGCTATCCGAAGCTGCCTGATTTGCGCGGGGTATCTTTAAGAGCTGTTGACGACGGGGCAAATCAAGGCGGAGTATTACAGGCGTTGGAATATCAACACGATGCGATAAGGAATATCCGAGGAGCGGTAGGAGCTTTTCAAATAGGATATTATGGTGGGTTTGGCACAATAACAGGGGCTTTTGGTGCTAAACACCAAGATATAAGTACAGACTCAGGGACTGGCGGTGATGAGGGGCGTGTAATAAATTTTGATGCTTCTCGTGTTGTGCCTACGGCCGAAGACAATCGAGTTAAATCATACGGGGTTTACCCGTTTATAAAAGTTATATAAGGAGATTTGAAATGAACAATGAACAAGTAATTGAAGCCGTTAATAGGCTTACAGAAACCTACAATGAGGTTAAGGCAGAACTTAAAGAAGCTAAAAGTCAAGCAGCTCTTTTACAACCGCTTTATAAAAACGGCCAAATAATTTGGGACGGACGGGAAGACTTCATGATGACGGATGAACCTATTATCAATTTAATCACTGTTGGAACAGCAGCCGTCTCTAAATATGGAAAGTGGTACGCCCAATATATGATTAAAATAACCGGACATACGCCGATTTCAAATTGTGAAACTCAAACACCGATAAATTACGTCGTTATAAAAATAAAATTGCCTAAAAATAAAGACGGTGCAATTTTCATAAAATACGCAAACGCCGATTCATGGACGCACGGTATTCCGACAGCATGGATGTGTAATTCCGATAAAAGCATTAAAACTTTACTCGGCGCTCAAGTTGCAGATAAGCACAATGATTATGCTAAAAGTGTTGTATTTAATCCTAAAAACCAAGACGCGTGGGATTCAAGATATTACCAATGGATAGCTTTTAATTACAACAAAGAAGACATAATCAAAGACGATGAAGGTTATTCTTATATAGCATTGTCTAATTCGGTAGGTACTTGGTATGTCGGAGGCTGGGGTATTGCAGAAAGAAATACAGACTTTATGTGGACACCTACAAGAGTTTTTGATTTAGAGTTTTATAATCAAATAAGCAAAAGCACTCATCATTCACTATTAGCCGGTCTTACAATGTCTTATTTTGTCTCAAATAAAAAACATACAAATATACGAGTACCTTATTCAAAGACGGGAAATTTAATAATAGGAATTCTATGTTTAACAGATTATTATACACCTAATCCCATATTTTCAGGATTTAAAACGAACACCGGATTTAATTTTGATAAAATTGTTTGTGGTAATTTTGCAAAGATAAAACAGCCCTTGCGTGATTATCAATGGGGGTTTGTGCATATTCCAGAACAAGAAGTTGTACAAAACACGGTAGAAATTAACGGGCTTAAATTTTTGCAATTTAATATGGATATTCCTGAAAATGAAAGACATTTTTATTTTGCAGGAATGTTTACGGAAACAGAGACATAATTTATGGAAGCAATAAACTACGCCCCGAACGGGCAGAATATGATTTTATCCGAAGACGCGCAGATAGTGCAGGGAGTTTCCGGTAATGCGTGTTATTTACCGGCAGGAATCGGTAGGATTGCCCTTGCCGGAAACCGCAATGAACTATCCGTCTCTCTTTGGCGGCAATGGGACGGCGTTGTAGAAACCGATGCTCCGCGCGGCGTCTTTAGCTTTAAGAATATACAGGTGTTCTTTGACCACGAAACAGACCTTTTAACCGTTGTGATAAACGATTTTAAGGCAATTACCGATATAAAAGACGATCAGAAACAGGCGCACTGGTGTTTTATCTTTGCAAAGAATAATCGCTTTACCATCTACAAGGATTCAAAAACGGTCTATGAGCTTTCTGCGGGCGATAAGCCGGTCGATATGACAGACGGCTTCACCCTTGGCGGCGGCAAGACGCACGCGACATTCGACGAGGTTCGATTATATAAAACCGTACTAAAACAAGGGGAGATAAACGGACTCTTTTATTTAGTAAGCAAGGGTACGCAGGTAAAACAGCTTGAAAAAATTGTACAATCGGCTACCCCAAAATACTTAGGCGTTACCGAAACGGTACCGACTACCCGAACGGTGGTTATTACGAAGGGTGAGAAGCTTGGCGCGCAGGATGCCCACGTGGGCGACTGGGTGTTGATGGCTAAAACGGTCGGCGGATGGAAAGTCGGGGTGTGTTACCGCTGGACGGGATCCTTGTGGGCAAACTTAGAGCCGGAAGCAAACTATACCGAGCAGTATCAGGCGGCGCTGTATCATATCTGCGAGATAGACGAGCTGATGAAGAATACCGGGCATTTCGGCGCGTTGTTTGCGAAACAAATCATCGCGCAAGAAGCATTTATAAAAAAACTTGCCGCCGACCAAGCATTCTTAAAAGAACTTATCGTACAAAAGCTACGCATTGACAGCGATAAAAATTCAAATCAAGATTTTGAAGCATGGTTTGACAAAGATAACGGATTGAAGATTCAAAACAATGGTCAGGTAGTCTTTAGCGTCAACCCGAGCGGCTTTGCGTTTATGAAGAATGCAAAATTTGAAGGGGAAATCGACTGTCAGGGGTTTAAGGTAATCAATACCGGTAATACTACCCCAACGCTTCAATTTTCGTGGAGTGCGGGAGATAATGCCTTTACCTGTGCAAGTAGAATTAGCCATGTTGAAAGTTATAAGTCTTTAAAGGGCTACTATCATGATAAGCCTTTAATAACAAAACATTATGGAAACGGTAGCTATGGAAGCCATACAATACGAAGTATAATTTATAAACGATGGTACGCTATGCTTTTTGAACACGGCGGTGTTTCTATAAGATTAGAATTACTAAATAATAACGGATCATTAATAGGAATTATAAGCGTTACACAAAGAGATGATGGACATATATATACCCATTTTACAGAAAAAGATGAAGATAATCATGGATGGGCTGTTTACAGGCCATCGCAATATAATTTTGCTTTTTATTCCTATAATCCTTCGCAAACAGTCATAATACCTAACATTTCTTTTGGAAAAGCATCAATACCCAATGTGCTATATCGAGATGAGAACGGATTTGTAAAGATTAGTTAAAACTCTTTTAAGTATTCAATAAATATTGAAGGCAATGGCAATGTTAAACTGTCATTACTTGTATTAAATACTATCGTTATATTAGATTGTGCAGTTCGCAATCGGTTGATCATAGTAATGGGTAATTCTACTTCCATTATTGTATCTTTAACATCTAAATGTTGAAATAAAGGCTCTTCATTTTTCTTATATGCTACATTAGCGTTAGGTATATTTACTATATCATTATTAGAAAATTTTATTTGAATGGGGTGTTTTTCAGTCATTTTTATAATATTTTGTGTGAGAAGTTTTGTTTTTAAAACAAATACTACTTTTTTTGTGTTATACTTAATTACCTTTTCTAAGTCAAGATACACTTTATAATACATGTTTTTAGGACTTTTAAAAACCATAAAACGACCATCAAAAATAACCGTGTTCACAATATCTTCTTTGCGAGGAATATCATTCAGTGTTTCTTCTATCGTCCTTGTATCTTTCAATTTACTTGTAAGAGATACTTCCCAGTGGTCTTTGTCCGATACGTATTTCTTTTCTTGAACTAATGATTTTTTTTCTTTCGCCATCAATTCATCCTCTGTCATTTTTGCGTCCTTGTTAGTATTTGGATGCTTACAAGATACTGCAGCAAGTATGCATAATGCAAATAAAAAATAGATGGATTTTTTCATGGTAAACTCCTTTAAGTATAATAATAATTTTTTAATTTTACCCATTTACTAATCAATAGGTGTTTCTATAGTTCCGTCATCAAAATATACCTTTGTAATTTTAGGGATAATTTTCTTACCATCATTAGCTAAAAATTCTTCCCAACCCCCAACATCAGTAGCAAATCGTTTTGGTGCTAAATTCTCACTATCACTAGATACGGTATAGGTATGTTTTGATACAGGCTCATTAAATTTATTAAGTAAAATAAAGCTGCCTTTAAATCCTATTATTGTTTTCTCTGATGTATTGCGGACAGTAAACCAAAACATTCTACTATCATCTTTTCTAATATATATTCTATAAGCAAGTATTTTTAGCGAGGAGCTGGTATTATCATCCGTTGTAAAATAATATACATCTTCCATATCTTGCGGTTTAGGATTAGTAGTCCACGAACCATAGAGGTGATTGTCCAGAAACAACTCTACCTTTCTCTTTACAGACATATCTTGTGGGAATGGGTGTTGTTTATCATAATCATCATATTCTTGAATACTAAAATATCCCGTAAAATTAGTATTTGTCCAAATATCAGTGAACTCTCCCATAAAAACGTATCGCTTATTATATTCATCTGTTAGCAGATACTGCCCACTGGATGATGTTTTTAGATTTTTTAAATCATCTATCGGTATAGGGCGTATGGAATCTGTATCCATTTTTAGCAAAATAGTGTTAACGCCTTGTGCGCCGCCCTGAAATATTACTGGCTGTGAAAAGAAGTCTTTTATATAATTCATTGCAATAGGAATATCAGTTACTTGTTCTTGTTTTTCAACACTAGTAAAAGTCAAACAACTACTAAATAGCAATAAGTTAACCAGCAGCAATAAAACAGCAATCTTTTTCACAGGGAACTCCTTTAGGTAAAGTATAACTGAAAACGAGCGCAGGGGCAAGAGAATGAGCGGCAAGAAGGGGCAAAACAAATATATTCTATTTTTTTTGCTTTTTATATGATTTTACGCCGAAGCCAAGCCCGAAACCGCCAAGAAAAGTTAGCAACGATTTTATAATCTCTTGATATAATGATACGTTTTCTTTTGCAAGAAAAACTGTAATCCAAATAAAAACACCTATTCCTGAGATCAAAAATAACACATTCCGAATTTGTAGTAAGATATTAAAATTAAATTCTCGCTTATCAGCAATATCGGCATTGTCAATAATCTTCTCAATATGGGAACTTTCCATTTTGTTCGACAGATTTTCTAAAAATCTTGACGACGGCGAGATGAGCTGACTTGTTTGTGTATTGCTTGAAAACCCAACAGCAAAAATTTGTTGTAATACACCTTTTAATTCAGGCGGAGCCTTGTTTATAATTTCATCTATTTGTTCTTTATCAAATTCTTGTTTCTTCTCATCACTATTAGTAGGATGATTATTTTGTGTAGGCATTACATCTTTACTCATTTTATAAAATTCCTACTCAACTTTTTAATTGCTTTTGAAAAATTTTTTTCAATTTGTGTTTCCGCTAATTTTGAAACATATATGGGAGCGCAGCTATACAATATAGTTTCCATTGCCGTCTTGTCTAAATATGATTGTGCTTGTAAATACCTTAATGATTTTAATAACATTCTATAATTAGTTGTGTCTTTTCTCACAAAAACAGAACAATTTTCAAGCAATGTGGCATACCCTAATTTTGAGCACTTCATAATGATTTATCTCCACTCAATAAAGTGATTATACAATAATATAACCTGAGCTATTTTCAATAGCAACATCTTTCATTATATACATATCTAGCATCTTATAACACCAGCAGCAATAAAACAGCAATCTTTTTCATAGTGAACTCCTTATGGGTTATAATTTATCGCATTTTGAACAGATTTGCTCTAGTCAGAGATGTTGAATATGCCATTTTGTCTATTCATAAGTAATTTAAAATCGCGTATAATATCTTCTTCTGAGCTGTGATATTCTTTCGCGTGTGCCATTTGAAATTTATGAAGCATTGTAATTACACCGAACAAACTTGAAAGCGGCTCATGAGTGTCTGTTTCATCTTTATCAAACTCTAAGATAAAAAATAAATGCCCAAGCTCGTGAGCTATAGCAATTCTTTTTTGTAATTCAGGTAAGCGCTCATCGTAAAAAATATCATAAGAAGCCTTGCTATTATAGAACCCTGCGGATAAATTTTTAGCAATTAAAGACATATCTTGTGTCGGCGTACAGGTTATCCTAAAATACCCGAAACCTTCTTTTTTTCTGATATATGTTTCAAGTGTTCTTATTATATGCGCAAGATATTGATAGGGAATATCCATAACGGTATTATACCGATTTACATACTCATTTATAGCTTGTTCACTTACACCTAAAAACTGCTCAATTTTATTTTTTATATCAATTTCAAGAGGTTTTAGTTTATTATCTTTAGCACTCATAAGAACTCTGTAATTTTGATATAGCTTCGCTATATTTCCAGTTTCCGCTTAAAAAGGCTTGAAGAATTAACTCATATTTTTGTTCATCTGTAGGTTTTCCTGTTGAAAAAAATACCCGTGGATTATGCATTACTTCGAGCAAGAAAGCATTTTTTGCTTCAAAATTCGTATCAGAAATATCTCGCTCTATAAAAAACTCGTTGACCTCAGAACGAGTTTTGCACTCTCTTAAAACCATCGTTATCATCTCCTTGTCATTTTATGGCTTACAGGTGATAGTGCCCTTTATATACTCTCTGGCATTGGACATATTGCCGAGATACTTTAAAACAAGCATCTTTTCCACTTTTTGTTAAAAAAAATTAATTTGCATATTAGTTACATTGCTTATGAAAAATGGGGATTAGTATACAAGAATTGCATTTTTACGAGAGCTTGTACAGTGATTGGTAAAACTACATAATATATTGTGAAAGAGTTCCACAGCTAACCCCTTTTTAAATCTATTATACCTCACAAACACTATTATAGCAATAAAATAATTGCAAAATGTGATAAAAATAAGAGAAAATGCTTGTTTTTTCGCTATGTTCATAGAAAAAAATCAGCAAAGGCTTAAAAAGTCGCCTATTCCAGCAGCGACTGCCCGAAGCCCTTTGTCGGAAGGCGTATACGTTTAATGGAGCGAATGGCGATAAACTGCGGATTGGCCGGTGGTCATAGGGGAGATGTGGCAACAAAAGCTAACTAGCAGGCTACTTTTGTTGCTTTAAGACAAGATGGGACGGTTTTAGGTTTTTTGTTATCGTGTAAAAATCTATTTCCGTACCAACTGATATGATGCTAAGAAAAATTCTAATGATGAACGGGATAAATTACGAAAGTGCAGATCAGCAAGAAAATCCTTGAAATATTCCCAATTATTCTCAATATGTAATTGAATATTTGTACCTTCTAAAGCTGCCTGCACAAGAAAATAAGTAATATATTCGTTAAAATAAGCGCAAAGTATTGATAATTTTTCAGAATGTTGAGGTAGTTGAAATATTTCAAGTAAAAACGGTTTTAACATACTAAACCAATATAAAAAAATCGATGCAGTACGATGTATATAAGGATTGCTCGAGTCAACTTTAAAACCGTAATCTTTATATTGTTTTATTTCTTGTATTTGCTGTTCAGTGATATTTTCAAGACCTATTAAGCGTGCTTCTAACCTTCGTTGTCCATAAATATCACGGGAAAATTTCCCTACAGCTTGATTGAAAGTGATAGGATTAAGCTTAGGTATCATATACTGGCGAATATGCTGAGGTATGCTTTTTTCAAAAATTTGACGTACAATCTGCTGTATTATTTCAAAGCGCTTGTTTTTATCTATTTTTTCAAGACAAGGGGCATTTGTATAGCAAAAATTAAAATCTTGCCGATAAACATAGTCAGAAAAAATATAGTAATACAACAGCTCCGAAGTATTATTCAAAATCAAACACCTTTCTTGCTCTTTCTGCAACTTCGGTAATTATTTCATCTTGTGTTTTATTTAAGAACTCCAAGTCATCAGCTAAGACACAATTTGGATTTTCTTTTGATTGAAACATTATCGTATCAGGGAAGAATGTATCATCATTCAAATTGATAGATAATTTGTCTGTAAAATTCACTACTTACATCTCCTCAATACATTTGTTTTATCTTTCTAATGTTATTTTAGCACAATCATCAGGGTATGAGGCAACCACCGCTCATAAAAAAAAGAGAGAATGACACGAACAGAGTAGATAAAAATCGATTGCTACCCCACTGGCTATAATAATAAAATGCTTATTTTTTATTGTCAATACTTATTTTTAGTTTTTCACTATGATCTATCTAAGAAATCTCTCTATACAATCCCATTTATATGGTCCGAATCTAAAGCTATGACTACCATTACAAAACGCTCGTTCTATGAGATCTTTAAAGAATCCTATCCTTGTCGCCGAAAATGGCCATAAGCAGAAATCTTATCAGTTGAGGAGGCATCTTTTTATGAAAATGACGGGACAGTCGTGGTGTATTTTTCCAAGAAATAAAGCGAATGGGATTCTCTATGTCCAATTGAAAAACAGAGAGACCGGCGAATACATGAGTGCAAAAAGCACTGGATCGAAAGATAGAAATGAAGCGACACGTTTTGCTAGTCGTTGTTGGGCTGAATATGACCGGACAGGTAAAGTGCGATATAGTATCGGCGATAATATTGCAGCAACGGATGAAGGAACTCATGTTATCGGCACGGATATAAAAGCGTATGCTCAAACTGCTATTGATACCATAGTGCAAGGCGTACAGGGCGCTGTTTGTCATAACAATTCCGTACAGCCATACTCTGTATCAGCCGCAGAATACGAAGATGCTCCGGAAGAGATTAAACCGCTTTTAGATCGGCTATCAACGCTTACCTTTTATGAGTATATCCTTCTTTACTGGAACTATGATGAAAGTCCATTCATTAAGGGCAAGATACGGACAGGCGCAACTCCGCCAAATCCTGAGCGGTTTTACCATCATACAACTTGTATTAAAAAGTATAAAAAGTATTTTCCCCCTTGCTTGCTTACCGAAATAACCGGTACTAAAATCGATACAATGCTCGGTGCAATTAAAGGGGCAGGCAAGCTAAAAGAAAATACCATGCACAAATACTACTCCATCTGTATTCAAGCCCTTCGTTTTGCGTATCGCAATAACCTCATTGCGCGAGATATTTCACAGCAGATAACGAGGGAATCAAAGGCTACGCGGAAAAAAGCTAAAAAAGAAGCAGAAAAAGCTACTTTTACGAAAGAGGAAATCCGGCAACTTTTCAATGGTGAGCATAATCCGTTCGGCTCTCAAACAAATTGGCTTATCAATGAGGTGCTGTTTAAAACCGGTTGCCGCATTGGAGAAGTACAAGCCCTTCAGATGCAAGATTTTATCAAAAATTCAGACGGATATGCGCTCAAGGTTGATAAGAACTATTGCAGGACCGGCAAGCGGCTGAAATGTACGAAAACAGAACGCAGCGATATTGTTCCTCTTTCCGCCGACCTTGCAGAAAAATTGCTCGCACACCTTGAAGAAAACCCGTCTAAAAAGGCTCCTGAGGCATTTATATTCAGTTCCCCACGAGATACGCATAAACCGTTCTGCTATGAAAGTTTTAACGATGATTTTAATAGAACGATGGTGAGCCTAGGAATGAAGCGCACTAATTTGACCATACACAGCTATCGGCACACTTATGCTACCTTTTTACGACTTGCCGGTTTTTCAGAAGAAGAGCTCAAGTTTTTAACTCGGCACGACTGCATAGCAGAGGTGCGGCATTATGCCGACCACTATACGCCTGAAATGGAACAACTCAAATACAAGGCAGTCGGAGCACTCGATAAACTCATAGAGTAA